TTCTGGACGCTCATGTTCTTGACGAGCGGAATGTCGCTCATCTGGATAAGCGTGCCGGAGCCGTAGAAGTTGCGGGTTTCGGTCAGGCCGGTGTCGGGATTGATCACCTGCGCCGCGACGTCGCCCCAGTCACTCCAGGTCCCATCGGGCACGAGTTCTCCAGTCGTGCGGTCGCGCGCAACAATCCAGAGGAAGTCACGCGCAACGAGCCTACGCTCCTGCAGGGCCGCCACGTTCGCGGCCGTCATGTTGCGAGGCATCAGCGCGCCTCCCACGCATCGAAGGCGATTGTGCCGGTACCGGTGGCGAGATCCGTCTGCGTGCTGATCGTGTCTGGATCGATCGACATGATGCAGTGAGGACGCTTGACGCTCACCACCGTGCCAGGCGTGACCGAGGGCCAAAGGTGCGGACGCACTTCAAGCGTCGCGAAAACGCCCGAGACATTCGCGATTGCATCGGCTTCGACCCAATGCAAGTCTGTGGTTCCGACCTGTATCATGTCGCCTTCAGAAAGCTTGAAACCTGGCGGGAAGCCTTGAACGCTGAATACCTTTCGGTTCGCGTCAATGCCCGTAATGCCGCCCATCCCATCGAAGGCAACGCCAGTGGGCCACGAGCCGCGCGGATAGGCGATCGGATAGCAGCGCGACAGGTTGACGCCGAGAAACGACTGAATGCCACCATCCATGCTGGCTAGTTTCGCCCGCCATTTATCGACGGTGTTTGCCCGAACGATCTTCGTCACATACGACGCGTGCCAGATCGGCGAGCCTAGATCCTTGGCGAAAGTCTTGCCGCCAGCCGTGCGAGAGCGCTCCTGCCGATAGGCAAGCTCGAACCTCGTCGACCAGCCGGGAAAGTCCGCGAGAATGTCGCGCGGAAAGGCGATTGCCATTTACACACCTTTCACGTTGCTCTTGCGAGCTTTCTGCACCGCGCTAACAGCACGAGAGGAAAACTCACGGCGGTCTTTTTCCTGAAGCATCTCAAGCCGCGTGAGGCGTTCGTTGTCGACGCCGCGGTTGTCGTAGCTCGGGGAGTAATTGATGACCGTGCTGCCACCCGACCCTGATGCGCCCTTCGGCGTGATACGCTCGCCGCGCTCGAGGATAGCTGGGACCTCGTTAGGACGAAGGCCAGCAATGCCACCGTTGTGGTAGCGCTTCGCCCCCTTGAACACTGAAGGCGATACCGCGCGACCATGACCATATCCATCCATACCGGCGACACCACCGTCATGCAGGATGCCGGGAATGATTGCACCGCCGAATATCCCTTTTCCGGCGCCGCCACCGGCACCCGTTGATGGAAACAGGCCGTTCAACCCCGCGTCAAAGAGCCGAGAGGCAACCCGTTCGAGGGCGCCAGCGAGGATGTCTGCGCCGCTTTTCCCTTCTCGAAGGTCGGAAATTATGCCGCCCAGGACGTCGCGGCTAACATCCTGAAGCTCCTCCATCGCGTCGCGATTGGCCCGAATTGCATCGCGCTCCGCGTAGGAAGCTTCTACCAACTGCGAGATCTTCGCCTTTTGCTCGTCGGTGGCAGCGGCACCGGCGCGACGCAGCGCATTAGCCTCGGCTCGCTCAGCCGACGTCATCCCGATCAGGCTTTGCTCGAATTCGAGCTGCTGGATCAACTCGACGACGGCTTCCTTTTCGCGCTTTGCCGACTCAACTGCCTTGTCGCGCGTGGCCTTTTTTGGCTTGCCGTACAGATCCTCATTGTTGAGGCTCTCGTTTCGGAGGGGGTTGACGCCTGGTGTGGGAACTTCTCCATTGGGAATGAACTCTTCGCCAGTCGTGATCTTGCCATTCTCGGAGAAGAGGGGCGATAGGCTTCCAAGTGCAGGACCGTTCTTGCCCAACGTTAGGGCCTTCAGTGCCTCTTGCTGAAGTCTCGTCGCCTGTGCCGTGGCCCCGGCGATGCTATCGCCAAGACCGGCGAATTGCTTCGAGAAATCCTCAACTGAGGGAATGCCATCACTGTAAATGGTATTCGCAAGAGCCTTTGTTACAGCGTCCATATCGTCGGACGTGGCCTTGCCGTCACTGACCTTTTGGCGCAGTTCATTGAACGCGTTACTGAGAGCAAGGATTGTTTCGTCGCTCTCCCCAGCTGCTCGCAGATCTTGAAGCATTGCGGCAAACGCCGTGTTCAGATCGACAACCTCAGCGCGGGCAACACTCCACGACTGACTTGCAAGCGCATCGGTCGCGTTGATGAGGTCTGCAGCGTCCTTTGCCGTCTGCAGGGTGTCGACATAGGCTTGCAGGGCCGGAGTGGCATCCCCCCACGTCTTCGCGACCGACGCGATCAGATCGGCCTGCTCCTTCAGGGCTTCGGCTGATTTGTCGCTGTTCGACATAAGGCTGGTGAAATACTGCACTGCCTCGCCGCCTAGGGCGATAATCGCAATCGTCGCAAGAGACACTGGATTAAGCAGCGACGTAAAGGCCGCAGCAACACCAGCGACAGCACCGCGAAGGCCCGTACCACTTCCCAAAGCCTGCGTTATCTGGGTCCCCTGCTGAAGGGCGATGAGGAAGGGGGACTGACCGCCGGCGAGCTGCACGCCGATATCATTCAACTGTGCAGCTAGATTGCCGGTCTGAACGGTAGAGGCGCGCATCGCGTTCTGAAAACGCTTCGCGCCTTGCTCAGCGGTTGTGAACGCCTTGTTGCTGTTTGCTGCCACTCTGTCGAACGCACTGCCAGACGCCTTGTCGATACCATTGAAGGCATCTTCGATGGCTTTGGTATTGGCCTGCGTCTGCCCAACTAGAGATTTCAGCTGCCGCTGGATTTGACGAGTATCGGCACTTATGCTCAAAACCAACTGTTCGTTGTCGGTAGCCAAGAGGGACGTCCTTTGAGTGCATGGTTAAAAGGGCTGATTGCGGGAACATGCTTCGTCGTAATGGTAGCGGCAGGCGTGGTTATCTATTTTCAGTTCTTCCCGCACCAAGCGGCTACCAACCTAGTCGCAACACCTAAGCAGATCGCTCGTTGTGAAAAGCAGGTCGCCGACGCCATGCTTTACCCCCTGAATCAAGACCCACCCGAAGGTGTTGGCCGAGGCTTCGCTATTGGGTTGATCGGCTGTGAGGACTATGGTCTTTTCCCGCCAGCCTCGAAGGCATATCTGACGCGGTCGAAGCTAGCGCCGTATCTCGAAGCTTATAGTGCGAACCGAGATGTTTGGCGGAAGCAATAGGCAGTTTAGCCCGACAGCCACTCCCAAAGCTCATCCTTCTCGGTCTCAGTAAGCTTCTTATCCCCTTCGGGATCTGTCGCTTCAATGTGGCCGTCCAGTGCAGCTAGGTATTCAAAGATCGACAGGCCCATCACCTCTTGCGGAGAAAGGCCCATGGCTATTCCATTTCCGATGACGGCGGCAAACCGGATCTTTCCGTTCGGGAGCGGCTCTTCCGCTTTACCGGGCTTGCCGCCTTCGATTTTTTTCCGACGTCTTCCTCCGAGCTTCCGATGACGCCAGCGCCGAGCACCTTTTGCGCAACGACCAGGTTCTCCAAAGGCGGACGGCCTTCAACTTCGCTCTCGACGAGTTCGATCGCAGCGGCTTGAGACAGACCGCCGCCGATCAGCCCCCACTTGATGACCTCTGCTATGTCCTGAAGATGCCAGCGTCCGGAGACGAGGCGATCGAGGACAACATAGGGGCCCGCATCGCAGGCCTCCTGGATCTTCATAAGCTCGCGCCACGTCAGTCGGAAGAAGGTACGCCGACCGTTGAATGGAACCTCGCTGGAACCGTCTCTGCTCATCACGGGGTTACCGGCGTGACAGTACGGACCATTTCGCCGTCGCTCTGCATGGAGACATTCAGCGTTGCGCGTCCGGCATTGGCTGCCCCGGCTTCAACACTCTCGAGATGCATGGCCCCGGTCCACGTGATAGTCTTGGCTGGAAACTCCCATTCGACCTTAACCGGAATGGAATCGATGCTGTCGAAGGCATCCAGCCAGGTCTCGACACTCTCAGCGGCAAGGACGCCCTCACCAGAGATGGTCATCGATAGCGAGGTGGCGTCACGTCCAAGCCAGTCGACCTTGTCGGGATCGTCGCAATCCGGGACGTTGACCTCGTTCAGGCCCTTGTTGAGCGTGATGGATCGCTGCGTAAAACCGCATGGGGCAGCATACACGATGGGGGTCGCGTCATTACCGATAAGGACGCGGAACTTCCCGCCCTTGATGGTCGTCGCCTTAGTCATTTGAAGGTCTCCTGATGGCGGTTAGGGTTGTTCCGCGAATGCCTCGAAAGTCATCACGGCATGCGATGTCAGGCCGTCCGGATCTCGTAAGAATCGGGTTTGGCGATGACGGAAATAGACGAGAGCGTTGTGCGAAAGCGCAATCTCGGGCGACTTAAGCGCCTTCCGGATCTCGTCGCTTATTTGCTTGGCCTGGGGAAATCCTGTCGCTCTGGACCAAACATCGACATCGAGCGAGATCTCGAACCCATCCACGCAGTCGACATCATCAGTCGTCTCGTCACCTTCTCCCACCGTGACGTACGGCCAAGCAGCGCCTGTTTTGCTGATCCGATCCTGCTCCGGAGGAACGGCGTCATAGACCCGCGTCCCGACTAGACCAGCCAATGCAGCCGCCGTCTTTAGGCGCGCCACAATGGCGCCCTGCAATTCGAGAGATGGAGAGGTCATGTTAGCCTTTGACCTTTTTCACGGCCTTGCGGACGGCAGCCGCCATCTTTCGGCGGATCTTCGGACGCTCTTGCCTATACGTGGGGAATATGTGCGGCCGCTTCGTCATATTGACGGTGCCAAACTCCAGGAAGCGCCAGATGTAGTCGGCGAAGACCCCAGTCGCATTCGGATCTTTGGTCTCATTGTTGAGACCATTTCCGACGCCACGCTCCCCAGGTCTATTAGACAGCTTGTCCGCTTGGATACTCTGCCTGTAAGAGCCAGTTTCGCTGGGTGCACGAGGCTTTACCTTGCTGGCGAGTGATTGAGCGGCTTCCATCTGCGCAGCGGCCAGCTCCTTTTCAGCCTCAGGAACGATACCGTTCAACAGGCCCATCGTCTTTTCACGACTGAGGAATTTGGCCTTCGTCTTCATTGGGACTCTCAATCTGCTCCGTTATTGGCGTTCGCCGCGCGATTACCGCTTCCGCTTTCCCTGCGGCGATCGCTTGATCAGCGCAGGCGCGCTTAACAGTCATTTCCATCCCGGCGACGTAAGCGACGGTGACTCGCCTTGTCGGTTTGAAGTCAAAATCTGCAATGAACCGCACACGAGCCATGGGATCTCCCTCATTCTGTAGTGTTGGCATCACGCAGCCACGCCGCTTTCTACGAGGACATCGAGAAACTGTCGGTCGGAGGTCTCAGAGATGGATCGAACTGCGTAAAATGGGCCGCTCCAAACGTCCGCGCTCCCGTCGCCCTGCCATGAACCGTTTCGGACATCGCGCATTTGCCAATCCGGCGATATCGCGAGCGTCTGGCTGTCACGTCGCACGCGAACAAGTATCGGCTGTCGCCCCTCTAGACGAGACGCCACGACTGTCTCGCCCCCGCGCAAAAACGTGAAGCCGGCGCGGCGCTGAAACTGCTCGACGAACCTCTGCTGCTCGTTTCCGTAACCGTCCGGCTCTGTGATCCGCCGATCAAAGGCGACGCGCTCAAACAGCTGCCCCGCTCCACGACTCCGCATCTGTCACCTATAAATTCGATAAGGTTGA